TCTAATAAATTGACCAATAATCGTATCTGTTAAAACATTTGAATCTACTTCTGTGTAGTTTCTAACTTGTGTTAAAAAATCTGAATATGATATAGCCATTATGTAATACTCACTGTTATATTGCCTAAAGTTGAAATTAATTGTCTTCTTCTATTTTGTAGTGATGGATCTTCTGGAAACATACTTGATATAGAAGTAGTAATTCCATTTGATGTAACTTGAGTTGATTGTGTACTAAAAGCAAAATCTCCTGGTAAAGTTAAATTAGCAGTCATCATACCTTGGCCTCCTGTTGATGCTATTGCACCATTGACTACAGTTGGTTGTTGAAAATCTTGCGACCTTGTATTTTGTAAAGCTACTGGATCAGCTTTATGATAAGGTGGATCTAATTGAGGATGTTTAGGTTCATACTCTGATATATGAACTAATGCACCTGTCCACTCCTTAACCATTTCTTTATAAGGAAATGCTTGTCCAGATCTATCTGATATTGCTTTGCTTCTTTTACCTGATGCGTAACTCATTATGAACCTAAATAACTTTGAGGTGAAATATAAACTGAAGTTCTAGAACCATCCTCATTTAATGCTCTAATTAATTCATCTTCATATAATTGTTTTAATAATTGTATTCTATCAGGTGCTCTTTTTTGTGATAAATAATAGGCAAGGCCAGAACACATACAAGGTAAAAATCTATAAGCGACATCAGCTGTTTTTGTAAATCCACCTGCATCTTCAATTCTATTTATTGTATAAAATTTTAAAGTTTTATAAGTAGATGCATCGGGTGCAACATATAAACTTATAGTTGGTGTTGTTTGTCTATCAACGTAATATTGTGAAGGTTGACCTGTTGCAAGTTTATTTGGAAGTGCAGCATAAGCAGATCTATCAATTTTTGTTAATGCAATATCATTTGTTGATGATGTATTTCCTGCTGCATTTGTTGTTGAGATATATGCTTCAAGAACATCGTTGACATCTGTATCTACAGTGTATGTAGCAGTTCCTGCAACTAATGCTTTTTCATTAAGTTTAACTTTCCAAAGGTGTATACCTCTGTTACCCCATTCTGAAAATAAAAGATTTAAACTTCTTCTTGCGCTACGTAAGTCATTACCACTATTAGTCCGCATACCACATCGTTCGTATGCTTCTTCAATAATGTCATCGATCTGAAGATCGAATGATGTAGTTCCTGATGTAGCCATAATTCATTACATTATATCTTTATAATAATCTAAAGACTTTCCTGGTATTAAGTTTTCATCTGATAAGCCATCACCTTGAGTTCTAGCTGCGCCATAGCCTTTAGCCATATCACCTTTATATGCTTTCATCATCTTACCTTTACTAGCTTTTTGTTGTCCTGTTGTTTGTTGATTTTTTTCATCTTTAGTAACATCATCTAACAAAGCAACTGGCGAAATGATTTTAGATTTCTTTTTCTTACCTAACATTTTAGCTGCACCTAATGCACCAAATGCACCTAATGCTAATGTACCTAATGCTGCTCCTTTAGGTTTCATCATCTTAAAGTCTTCACCTGATATTTTACCATCTTTGTTTTTATCTAATTTTTTTTGTTTACCTTTTAGCATAATTTTCTCCTTAAAATTTTATAGGTCTATCATACCACCATAGTATCTCTTGGTAAAGGTAGTGACATTATTTGGCTTTCCTCCAGGATTACCTGCTTGTCTTTTTCTTTTTACTGCACTAGATTTTTGGGAACTAGTCATACTAGCTGCTTTAGCAGCAGGTACGCATTTGGGGTATTTTCTTTTTGATCCACTTGCAGATTTTCTTCCACATTCTTTGTATCCTCCACCTTTTTTAGGTGATCCTATATCGACCCATTTTTCATTGAACCATTTCTTTAGGCTCATTAAAATATACCTTTAAAACCTTTGCCTTTAATAGCTGCTCCCGTGCCTCTAGCTTCTCCACCTTCACTAAATGTTTTAGAAAAACTAAATGTAGCACTTTTATTTTTACCAGATTTAGTTCCAGTTAAACTTATTCCGCCAGATTCATTTTCAAATTCACGAGAAATACCTAACGATACTTCGCTATTAATATTTTCCTTATTAAATTTACTAAAAGGTTTTGAGACCCCACCTTCTAAAGTAGTTTTACCCTTTGTAATACTTAATGAACCTCTGGGTATCGTTACATACTCATCATCGTCTACTCCAGCACTTCCACCTATTGTTGTTCCTTTAAGTGAATTTTTTAAATAGTCTGGTATATTTTTTTTCTTTCCCATTAAAATACTCCTTTAAATTTAGTTCCTTTTATTGCTGCTCCTGTTCCACGGGCCATGCCCCCACAATTAAGTTCTGTAAAAATGGGTTTTCTTCCTTTAGATGAATCCCCATATTGACTTGTTGTAGTATCAATAGACATTGCTTTGTCTGGCTCAACAATTGAATATGGCTTTTTCTTTGGTTTCTTATAATTGTATTTTTTTTCTTTTGGAAAGTTATCTATAATTTTTTGTGTTTCTTCTTTTAACTCTGCAATGGTTTTAGTATTTCTTTTTGTCATAACTTTACCTGTCTTAGCTTTTTCTATTGAGCCTAAAGTCTTTGCTTGACTAGCATGTAATTTAGATGCTTTTTTTAAACCCACAATAACTTTATTAATTTTTATTTCCGCACCTTTAGAAGCTTTCTTTGGTCCCCAATCCTTTCGTTTAACTCCAGATGGATCCTTAGCTTTACCTGCACAAATTTTAGATGCGTAAGCATTTGCGTATGCAGAAGGGTATACTTTGAATTTTCTTTTGGCTGCAGATTTACCTCTTGCACATAATTTAGTCATGCAAGAAGTATATCATTAATAAATTATGTAGTAAATGTCTTAGCTATGACGTTTTTTGTTTTCTTTTTAATAGCTAATTTGACTCTTTGTTTTTTCTTTTTTTCGTCTCTCGCACCTCTTAATTTACCATCAATTTGTGCAGGAATTTGTCCTCTAGTTATTGCCATTATAATATATCCTTTGCTTTACCTAATATTGGTTTATACTTAGTTTTTCCTTCTTGTCTATAGGCTAATAAATATTGAGCTCTTCTATTTTCAGAAACCCAACTTGCGTGGATCCACCCCGAGTTAGGTTCTCCAGGCGTGTAGTACTCGAGAATCAATTGATCTGTCTCAAGATTCTTTTTTACCCAATCAGCTACTTCAGCATTATCAACTCCTACACATTCGAAATCACAAGCCTCAGCTTTTGCATGTTGTGAATTTCTAGAGCTGCCGATAGCTAGGCATAAATCTTCACTACGAAATCCACTAGTCACCTTTACTCTACCGAAGTGATCACGTACCGGTTGTAGTATATTTTCACAAAGATCTTTTAATTTTTCTATTTGTCCTGCGTTAGGATTATTATTAATACCCTTTCTAACAGCTGTATCTGATTTGATAAGCTCCAAGAGAGTGAAGTTACGACTTAAATTCATGTTTACTCCTAGTTTAAAATTAACTTTTTTATCGACAAAGATCCATCTATATTTTCTTCAAGTTCTGCCATAGATTTTATGCATTGATATCTAACATGTCCTTCAGGTTTTAACTGACGTTTAGCTGTACGTTTTCCTTTGAGACATTCAGACATTGAAGTCTGGATACGTGCTTCCTTTATTTCTCCATGTACAATCATAAGTAAAGCTACAATTAACTCAGTCATATTTTCTCACCTGTATTAATATAGCCATTACGATAACTGAAACCACCATACCTATAAAAAATAAACCTATCATTTAGTAAGTTTTTCCATTTTCTCGTACCTTATCTTTCAACCCTTCAATATCTTCCAATGCTTTATCTAATTGTTCTCTTAAAAATTCTATATTAACTTTGTTAGTCATATTCATTTCTTGAGTCTCTTCCATCTTCTCTACGGTCTTGTACAAATCCTCGATTAAAAAATGTTGTTCCTGATCGGTAGGGACTTGTTCACTTTTCTTTAACAAATCATTTTCAAACAACTCACGTGATGTCTCTAATGATACAAGTCTTGAAGTTAACTCTGTGTAAGCAAACACACCGGCTACAACACCTGCGATTATCATGAACATGTTCTTGACTGGCATACTTACTGATGTGTTTTCACTAATTTTCATTTTTCGGTCCTATGATCTTATCATTCATTAATTTGATTTCAGGATTTTCTTTTTTGTAATCATCTTTTAATTCATCCCATTTACTTTTACCATCTACGGGTCTATTATCTAGTTTAACTGGAGTAACACCAGTACACTTTGATACTAATAATCTAAAACTATCATTTTGTGCAAGACTAGGATTGCTATTAACTCTACCACACATCTTCATTAATTCTAACTGCTGCTTAAGTTCCATGTTTTCTTGTTGTACTTTTCTAAATTCTTTTGTACAGGCTGTGCCTATAAAATGTCTATAAGTTATACTGATACGACCATTATCAGAATCATTATTATAATTATTATCATTATTGAAATGTCTATAGTCGTTGTCTCTGTCTTCTTTTTCGAGTCTGACATCGACTTCACCAGTTCTGCAGCTATTAGTCCCATTAGTTAAATACTCGTTTTTTGGGTATGCTGGTTCTACAAAAAAAACTAATATTGTAAAAGCTAAAACAAGTAGTCCTGTAAAATAATAATTCATCCTGAGGATCTCCATACATTACCTATTTAAATCCTTAATATCATAGCTATGCTCTCGTACTTCATCGGCTAATTGTCGATAAAGATTCTCTGCCATCTGCCACGTAGATTCCGCAGAAGTTAATCTTGTATTTTGATCTGTAAGTTTTTCTTGAGCTACAGTTAGATCTCTTTGAAGATTTACTATTTGAGTTTGATTAGAATTAATTGTATCTGTTAAATTAACAATATACTTAACGCCCGTAAATGTTCCAAAAAGTACAGAAGCTATTACGGGCACTAATACAAAATTCTTTTTAAATAATTCTGCTATATTCATTACTTAACAATGTAGGCTACAACAAGAATAGCAACTACAAGACATTCAATCTTGTGGTATGACCAATAATGCATAGCTTTAGTTTTTAATTTATCTATCATGTTTTTCTCCTTTTTTTATCTTCTTACATTTACACCTTGGTGCAGTAAAAAAATTCCATAAATTATCCATAGCTCCAAAAAGCGAATAAAAAATTTTATCAATCATAGTCTTAAAAATTATCCCTAGTATTATTAAAATAAAAATTATGTAGAGTATAACATAGAGGAGGGTGTCTAAAAATAACCAATAAAGTTTTTCTAGCACTTCCATCTTCTTCTAGCCTGTCTTAATCTAGAATTAGGATCTTTAGCAGCTTTAGGAAACTTCTTCATTTGTCCCGCTGATCTTGCACAATATGATTTTCTACGAGAAGCTCTTTTCTTTCCTGGGTTATCTTCAGTTACTGCAGTTTTTAGTTTACTGCCTGGGTTTTTTCTTCTGTAAGCCATAACTCCAGCTTGAGTCATACCAGCTCCACTTTTAGTCGAACGAAAATTCTTTTTATTTCTAGATGGCATACCACCTTTTTTTAATTCGATTATATCTGCGTAATAATCTAAATCCATCTTATGTAAATGTAATAGTTACTCCAGCAGTGTTAGCTATAGTTGCATGAATACCATCTGTAAAGAAAATACCATTTCCTGGGACGTAAACTTCTAGACCCTCAGTATCAAATAAAAATGTTGCTATAACATCTCCTGTTGCACCACCAGATCTAAATATAATAGATCCATTCGTAGCACCTTTTGCTTGAATAGAAGTTAATCTTGCTCTACCACCTATTGCCACCATTTGAGCTGTAGCGGTTGCGTGTGCGACCGACTGGTCTGATGAAAAACTTGAGCCACCCATTATCCATTACTCCCTGTTAAATTAGGACCAGAATATTTATCTGTAATTAATGTATAAGCAGTAACTTTAGTTTTTGTTTTACAAAAAATTCCTTTTGGAAA